CCGGGGTGCACTGGTCGTCGGAGATACGCGACGTCACGTACGTGGACGTGGAGGAGGTACGACGGTGACGCTGCGTATGGTGAGCCGCGAGGGCATCGTCCGCGTCGGGGACGTTGCCGCGTCGCGGGTCGTCGCCACGACGATGTCCGGGTCGCCGGACGAGGTGGCGGCGGCTGCCCGCGAGATCGTGCGCTCCCGGCCGCTGGCACGGGTACGGGTGGAGGAGACCGTGCCGCTCGACGATTGGCCCGTCGCGTACGTCCTGCAGACGGTGTCGCCGGACGACGGGCGAGCGCGGGAGGTGCTGCTCCGGGCCGCGCGGCCGGGCTCCCGCCGGGTGCGCGTGAACCCCGGGTACTACCCGTTCACGGACCAGAGGGACCGAGCCCTCTCTGAGCGCGAGGTAGACCTCGTCGGGACGGTCCCGTGCGAGGCGCACGACGAGCCGTCCGCGCCGGACCGCGCCCGTGGTCCCATGGTCAGGTTCCGGTGCCCCCGCGGGCACGCGTTCTGGAGGTCGATACATGATACCGCGAAAGGGTGAGGCCCGCGACGCGTTCGTGTCGCGGTGCATGAAGGACGACGGCATGAGGTCCGAGTACCCGGACGACGACCAGCGGCTGGCCGTGTGCGGCCGGTACTTCGAGTCGAACCGAGAGGAGTTCACCGAGGCCGTCACCCTGAACGTCAGCTCGCTGGACGCCGAGGGCAAGGTCCTGAACGACGTGGCCGTGCTCGGCGCCTCGTCGCTGAACGGGCGCACGTACACGGACGGGGCCAGGCGCGACGCCGCGAGGCTGCTGGAGGGCGCCAAGGTGTTCATGAACCACCGGGTGCAGGTGGACGGGCGGCACCTGAACCACTCCGTGAACGCGTACGTCGGGCGGCTGTCCGGACCGTACGTGGACGACCGCGGCATGGTCCGGGCGCGGAAGCTGCGGGTGGTGAACGAGGAGCACTGGCCCCTGCTGTCCAGCCTCGCGAGGAACGACCCGACCGCGGCGGGTCTGTCGATAGACGCCGTGGGCGACGTGAACCAGCGCACCGGGGAGGTTCGGAGCATAGGCTCGATAAGGTCGGTCGACATCGTGTCGGAACCGGCGACCACGCACGGCATATTCGAGGAAAGGACCACTGAGATGGACTGGAAGGACATCACCATCGACGACCTGCGCAAGGAGCGACCGGACCTGCTCAAGGCGCTCGACGACGAGATCGCGGCGCTGAAGGGTAAGGTCGCCGAGCTGGAGAAGAAGTCCGAGACGACGAAGGAGACGACGAAGGAGGAGATGGACGAGCGGCGCGCCGCGAGGCTGCGGGCCGCCGTGGCGAAGGGCGCGCGGATGACCGAGTCCCAGCTCGTCGCGTACGAGTCCATCGAGGACGACAAGACGGCCGAGAAGTTCCTCGCGGAGCTGCCGACGGTCGCGCGGTCGTCGCCCAAGGGCGGCGGCGGCAAGGGCGGCGAGCTCACCACGGCGGCGCTCCGAGAGGCCGCGATGGCGTGAGCATCCTACGCGGTCGGTGATAGCCCCGCGCGGGGCGGCCGCCGCATAGCCACGAAGATAGGAGCATGACATGAATGCAGCGTACCCGTTCATCCGCTCGTCGATGTCCCCCCGCGAGTGGAACGTCACGGCGGGGACCACCATCGCCCCGGGAGACTTCCTGTGGTGGGACGGTACCACCCTGAAGCCCATCGGCGGGTCGGCTAACCTCGTTCGCGCGTGGTCGAGCGAGAGTCGCGCGCGCCGCGACGCCACGGGAAGGTTCGCGGGCATCGCCGACTTCAGGGCGATGAGCGACGACAAGTTCGACGTCACGCGGGCCATCCCAGTGTGCGGCATCGCGGAGGTGGCCTGCACGTCGTGCACCCCGCACGCCGGCGACCTGTTCGGGTTCGAGAAGGACGCGGGCGGAAACTACCTGTACTCGCAGCAGCTTCAGCTCGTGACGCACCCGTTCGACGCCGTGGCCTACTGCGTGAAGGACTACGCGGCGGCGACCACGTCGGTGCAGGTCGCGTGGTTCTCGGCCCTCATGCTCGAGGACACGCTGAAGGCGCTGGTCAATCGCACGCCGACGTTCTACGTCACCGCCGCGCTCTACAGCGCCGGCGGTGACTACTTCCTCGGCTACACGTTCGGCGAGCGTGTGCGGCTGCTCAGGGCCATCGCGCATGTGAACACGCTGACCGCCGCCGCGGGCACGGTCACGTTCACGACCACGACGGGCGTGCTCGACAACACGCTCGTTATCCCCGACGCGAGCGTCGTGGGCACCGTGGTCTTCGCCGACCTGGCCCCGGGCGGGGTGAACCCGGACAACGACTACTGCGAGCACGATGACACGTTGAGGGCGACCGGCGATGCCACGCCGACCGCGGGGTCGGTCGAGGTCGCGGTCGAGTACATGATCCAGCCGCTAGCCGCGTAACGGCGTGACGGCGTAACATGGCACGGCCGGCGTCGTGGGCTCGGCTCAGCAAGAAAGAGAGGTCAGCAAGTGAACGGTCAGAGCCTGAGGAACCTAGTCGAGGAGCACGGTCACGAGGAGGTCGTGCGCCGGCTCGTGCCACTGTTCTGGACGAGCAACCCCGCGGAGCGGATCCCCGTCAACGCGTTCAGCCTACGCGAGGCGTGGGAAGCGTTGATCGGTCCCTGCGGCCAGACGCTGGCCATTGCCAGCGCGCTCGGCCGCGGCGGCTTCCACAGGTCGCCGGTGATCGAGGCCGCGCAGTCTACCGCGTTCAGCATCCTGACGGGCAACGTGATCGCGGCCGCGGTGCAGCAGGCGTACGACGCGCTGCCCAGCACGCTCGACCAGCTGGTCACGCCCGTGCCGAGCAAGATGCGCACGGAGCGGTTCGCCGGCATCCAGGCCATCGGCGGCGTGAAGGACGTTCCGGAGGGCCAGGACTACCCCGAGGCGGGGACCAGCGACAAAGGCACGCAGGGCCCCGAGCCCAGCAAGCGAGGCTTCATCTTCCCGATCACGGAGGAGACGGTGTTCTTCGACCAGACCGGGCAGGTGCTCGTTCGCGGGCGAACCTGCGGTCGCGCGATGCGCGACGACCGCGAGGCCGCCGGGATGTACGCCATCCAGGACGCCAGCGGGTATGAGTCCTACTACCCGATCGTGGGCGGCGACACGCCGACGCAGACCGCGCTCTACCGCTCCGTGGCGGGCGGTACGGCGTACTACCACAGGACGGTGAACGTGGCCACCACCAACGCGCTGGTGGACTGGACCGACGTGGACGCCGCGCTGCTGGTCGCCTACGCCATGACGGACGAGGCGGGCGACCCCATCACGTGGGTCGCGCGCCAGATGCTGGTGCCCAGGGCGCTGCTCGCCACCGCGCTCCGCGTGGTCGGTGCTACGCAGCTCCAGGCCATGAGCGGCACGGACCAGACCGCGCCGTGGACCGCGAACGTGACCGTGTCGCCCAACGTCGTGGCCCTGTTGCAGCAGTCCGGCGGCGCGATCATTCCGCTGTCGTCGCCGTTCATGTCCTGCGCGACCACGTGGTACGTCGGTGACTTCCCGGCGCAGTTCTACGAGCAGGAGATTTTCCCGATCCAGACCGTGGAGCTCCCGCCCGACCAGCGCCGCGACACGATCACCGCTTTCCGCGTGCGGCGCAAGAGCCGCGTGTACGCGACGGACGACAAGTTCGTCATCAAGAACACGGCGTGACGCATGGACGCTACCGTAGTCCAGGGAATACTGGACGACATTGACGCCCTGATAGCGGCGAAGCTGAGCGGGTCCACGGACCTGTCTCAGCTCGCCGACCGTAACCTCGGGAACAGGACGATCAGCCTGTCCAGCACGCTCCGCGAGCTCCGCGAGCTCCGCGACTACTACGCGAGGATACTGGCCGTGGAGCAGATGGACGGTCGCGAGGACGTGTTCGTGGTGGAGACGTGAGCGACTGGTCGGACCTAATGACGAGCACGATGGATGTCGTGCGACCCGGCGACGCGGTAGACGAGCTCGGAGCCCGCGTGGACGCGGACGAGCCGATAGCCAGGAACGTTCCGTGCCGCGTCGTGCTCACGTCGTCCAGGTCTACCGAGCAGGGACGCGAGCGGGACGTCGGCGATCGCACGGTGTACGCCGACGCCCCGCTCGACGTGCGAGCCGGCGACAGGCTGGTCATCGACGGCGCGCGCTACTCCGTGGTGAGCGTCGGCGACCCCAGTGGTGAGGACGAGGTCCTCGAGATAGCGGTGAGGCGACTGTGAAGGTGGCGTGGTACGGAACGTCGGTGGCGAGCGCCACCACCTCTGCGATGGGCACCAGGCTGCGAGTGATCGCCATCGCGGTCATGCGACACATGCAGACCCACATGACGCCCAGACCCCCGGGAAAGGGTGCGCGGAAGCACGTCCCGTCGCGCCCCGGGCAGCCGCCCGCGGTGAGGACGGGCAGGCTGCGGTCGAGCATCCTGTGGGAGCTCGACGATGGGTCGAACAGCCAGAACGGCGGACGCGGCGAGCGCGCGACGCGAGCGCGGATCGGCGTCCCGCCGCACACGATATACGGCTTGTACCTGGAGCTCGGCGTTCCCAAGCGCGGCTTGGCGCCCAGGCCGTGGATGCGACCGGCGCTGGACGCCGTGACGACGAACCTCAGGGGCCTGATGGAGGCATCATGAACGTGAACTCTGGCGACGTGCTGATGGCGCTGTACGACGCCGTGCACGACATGCTCAGGGTGGCGGCGCCCGAGCTCATGGCCCAGTTCGAGGGACGAACGTGGTACGAGAGCGCGCCGATGGACTACGAGGGCGAGGACCCGTTCATCCTCATATCCCAGGCGACCGGGTCACCGCTGCCCGAGATGGGCGGTCCGTCGGGCGAGAACGTCGAGCTGCGAATCACGATATGGTCCCCGGTCGGTCGCGGGCTGGTGGAAGGCCTCCGTCAGCGTGGCCAGCTGTGGCGGGCGCTGGACGATACGCCCTCGCTCATGGTCAGGACCGAGGGGTACAACGAGAAGGCGACCATGATGCGCAGAGGCTGGAGCAACGGGATCGAGGGGGAGTGGCGAGAGCTGGTAACGGTCGTAGGCGTGTTCCTCGACCGCCTGAGCTAGGAGACTAACATGGCGAAGGTACACGGAAAGGACGGCTCGATCACATTCGCTGGCGGGTACACCACCCACATCCACGCGATGACGTGCGACCGGGCCCTTGAGATGGCCGAGGCTACCGTCCTCGGGTCCGAGAATCGCACGAAGATCGCGGGCCTGGGCACCGCGACGGGCACGTTCTCGTGCTACGTCGATGGCACGACGCCGCTGGTGGACGTCGGCACGACTGGGACGCTGATAATGACGCTCGCCACCGGGCGCACGATCACCGCCACCATCGTAACGTCCGGCCTGACCGTGAACGTGAGCCTGGACGGCGTCGAGGTGGCCACCTACCGGTGGGAACTCTCGGGCACGGGCGCCGCGGCGGACTTCGTGATCGCGTGACGCATGCCGGTAACCTTGCTCGACGCCAGGGTTCGCGTGTCGCTCGTGGGGTCCTACGGCGATGCTGTCGAGCCGTGGGGCCCCGCGGTGCGAACCTTGGCCGGGGACCAGGTCGGCCGTATGGCCGGGTCCGTCGGTCCGGGCGCGAACGTAGCGTACACGTGCTCCGGGACAATCGCGAGCGGCGCGTTCGTCGACCTTTGGGTCGGCGTCGGAATGCCGGCGTCGTCGCACGCTCGGGACGTGTGGGACCTGTCCGTGTACCTGGGGAACGTGGTACTGCTGCTCATCATCAATACGTCCGCGACGTCCGCGCGGCTGGTGGTGGGCGGCGCGGCCGCGTTCCCTCTCCCCCTGTGGGCGGCGGGGAACGACAAGCAGATGGTCGAACCCAAAGGTCTGGTGGCGCTTGTGAACCCTACGAGCGGGTACGCCGTCGGCCTCGGCAGGTACCTGCGACTAGCCGCGCCGGGCGGCGACGTCACGTACGAGATGTTGATCGCGGGGGTGGACGCTAACCCAGGGTGACAGGAGTGATCGCATGCCGCTGACCGTGACGCTAGCAGCGCAGCTGTCCGTGGCCGTATCGGGCAGGTACCGCCTCGCCGACACGACGTGGGGCGAGGCGGCCAAGGTGCTGAACAAGACCGTGCTGGAAGCCCTGACCCACGGGGTGGACGAGTACCAGTCGAACCGGCTGTACTCGACCTCGGGCACCATATCGAGCGGGAGCTTCGTGGACGTGGACCTCGGGCTGGGATCGCTCGAGGACATCTACGGGCAGACGATAGCGCTGGAGGAGCTGACGCTGCTGATCGTGACCAACAAGAACACCACCGCGTCGCAGACGCTCGTAGTCGGCGGAGCCGCCGTCGCGCCGCTATCATCGTTGTTCGCGGACGCGTCCGACAAGGCCGTGATCGGCCCCGACGGCCTGCTGCTGCTGTGGTCCCCGAAGGACGGGTACATCGTGGACGCGGGCCACTACAACCTCAGGCTCGCCACGGGCGGTGCGTACACCGTCGCGTACGAGCTGCTAGCCATTGGGAGGCAGACGCCATGAACGTGGAGGTAGAGCGAGGGATAGCGCACATGCTGGCGCCGTCGCCCGTGACGGTACGGCTGCGCGGGCGCGACGTGCAGTTCGACGCGATACGACTGGCAGACATCGCCGAGTTCACCAACAAGGTGCAGAACGAGCGACGGGCCGCGCTGACCGGTAGCCTGGACAAGCTGGGCGGGACCCCGCAGGAACGCGCGCGACTGCTGTGGTCAGTCAACGCGGGGAACGTCGAGGACACGATCACGGAGGAGCTGGCGCAGCTCCACAACATGACGTGGCTCATCGACCGCTGCTTCGCCCGCGCCAACCCGGACGTGGAGGGCGCGTGGAAGGCATCGGACGCGCTGACCATCGAGGAAGCCACGATCGTGTTCGCCGCGCTCAGCGCAGCGTCCGGGCTCGCCGGCCGCCCTACGACGAAGGGGGAGGGGACGACGAGAACGGAGGACGAAACTGGGGGCCCATAGTGGCCGACCTGCTGCACTACTTCCCCGGCGTGGACGTCGGGTCGCTGACCCTGATCCAGGCCACGGCGATGCTTCGCAGGTCTAGGTCGTACGGAGCGCTGGCATGAGCGCGCAGTTCAAGCTGGCAGACGCGTTCGTCGAAATCGGCACCTCTACGCGCGGCCTGGCCGCGGGCCTGGCCGCCGCGAAGACGCAGATCACGGCCGGTATGGCCGGCATGGCGGACGCGGTTCGGTCGCAGCTCGGCGTGCTGACCGGGTCGGGGATGCTGTTCGGCGCCGGGATCGCGGCGGCCATTAGTCTGGGCATCAAGAAGTACCAGGAGATGGAGATCGCGACGCGGAGCCTGGAGTTCGAGCTAGCCGGCCTGCGCGGTGAGGCGGCGGCGATGACGAGCACGCTGAGCAAGCTCGGGGCCGAGTTCGGCGTGGGCAGCGCCGAGCTGACGCGGTACGCCGCGAACCTGGTGGACGCCGGCGCCTCGTCGAGCGACGCGCTGCGACTGGTAGCCGTCGCGGGACGCGCGGCCGTGGGCGCCTCGGAGCAGATGGGACCGATACTGGAGAACCTAATCACCGTGATGCGACGGTTCGACGTGCCGGGCTCGCAGCTCGCCGCGCTGATGGACACGTTGGCCAGGGCCTCGCAGATAGGCCGCGGGTCCGTGGCCGACGTGACAAGGGCGCTGGCGGCCATGGGCAACGCGATAGAGTTCTCCGGCGGTGATATCAACGAGCTGATAGCCCTCATGACGGCGCTGACCGAGCGCGGGGAGACGTTCGCGGAGGCGGTCGATACCATACGCACGGCGCTCAGGGCGATGTACCCGACGGAGATGATACCGGGCGAGCGGAAGCCGTCGGTGGACGTCAGCTCGGGGCGCATGATCCACGAGGGCATGATGCCCGTGCTGCGAGACATGGCGAACGCGAGCGAGGAGGACCTGCGACTCATAGGGAAGCGGTACGAGGGGTACACCGCGCTGCGCCGGCTGGTCCGCTCGCTGGGCGACGCGCAGCGCGTTCTGAACGAGCTGCAGCAATCGGGCGGCACGGTGGCCGAGGAGTACGGCAGGTCGCAGGACATGTCGCTGCAGAAGAGTCGCCAGGCGACGAAGGCGCTCAGCGGCGCGCTGACGAGCATCGGGGGCGCGGTGGCCCAGGCGTTCGTCTTCGCGAGCGACATCGCTGAGGACATGTGGTCGACGATCGGCAAGGACGTCGAGGCGGGCGTGAACAGGCTGATCGCCGCGCTCGGCGTGGGCAGTCGCGGCTGGCGAGGGTTCTTCGAGGACATCAGCGACGGGTGGAACGCCTTCCTGGACGAGCTGGAGACGTGGGACATAAGCGTGCAGGAGGTGTTCCTCGTCATCCACAAGGCGGCGTGGGACCTCGTGGACGGGCTGAACAACGCGTGGGTGATGATGATAGCCGCGTTCAAGCTGGCGGTGGTCGGCATGAACCGGTCGGCCGACGACCTGACGGCGTACATCGGTGCCCGCATACTCGACGTGTGGGAGGCGATGAAGGACGTCGGCGCGATCACCGCCGCGGCGTGGGGTGTCCTGCCTAAGGGCGGCCTGGAGAGGTACGCGCGCGGGAAGGTATCGCCCGAGGATCGTCGCAAGGCGGAGGCGGCGGCGTACGAGGAGAACGTCGATGCCGCCGTCGCGGCGTCGCGAAGGGTGTTCGAGAAGCTGCCCAGATTCCGGCAGACGCTGACAGACGAGGACCTGCGAGGGCAGATAACGAACCTCGAGGACGAGCGAACGCGTCGCCTCAAGAAAAGGGCGTCGCGACCGCCGCTATCGCTGGAGCTCGCTGGCACCGAGGAGGCCGCGAAGAACTACGGGACCAAGATCGGTCGCAATATCGCCGGGGCCATGATGGACGTCGCCAAGCACAAGGACCTGTACGCGCACCTGGAGCCTACGGTCGGCAGGGGCGTCGGGCGACTGACCGTGTCGCTGGGCCCCGAGAGGGAGGCGTGGGAGCGTCGGGCCGCGACGCAGCGCGACAAGACGAACCAGCTCCTCGAGCGCCTCGACCGCAGCGTGCGCGAGTCTAGGGATACGTTCAGATGATAGGCAAGTCCGACGAGATACCGATCAGTCGCGACCCGCTGTGGGTGCCGCGGATACTCACGGCGACCCGCGCCGGCGGCCGGGCGATGCCGCCGCAAGTGTACGAGATGCACGACGGAAGGTCCGTGTCGCAGTCCAGCACGAGCGACACGAGGCGCAAGTCGTTCAGGGTAGACTACGTGCTATCGCTGGACGAGGCTATGGACGCGCCCGGGGTGCCGGCGATCGGCGCGGAGCACCCGCTGAACCCGTTCCTCCTGGTGGCCGCCCGCGACGGCGAGCCGCTCGGCAGGAGCTCGTACCGCGTGGACATTACCTACGACTACCCGCGACTCGGTAGCATGGGTCCGTGGACGCGACGGATACGGTGGGGGATCGGCGAGACGTCGCAACGATGGGACGTGGACATGAATGGGCTCGCGATAGGCGAGCGCACGTTCTGGAACCGCACGTTCGGCGGACCGCAGCGGGACGGCAACGGCAACCCGATCGTGGACGACGACGCCAAGTTCGGCGTGGACGTGCCGATACCGGACGTGAACTTTCAACTGCTGGAACCCGAACAGTGTTCGTACGACGTGGCGTTCGACGCGACGTTCTGGGGGACCGTGAACGACGCGGTGTTCTTCGGACTGCCGCCCGGGTTCTGCCGGTACGTCGGCGCGGAGGCGGAGGAGCTCACCGCGGGCGGGTGGAGCGTGACCCGACTCTTCCACGCGGGCGCTACGCAGGTCCCGCCGGCGTTCCAGGAGGACGTTGGCGGCGCGCTGATCCCGCTGGAGTACTGCCTGTGGTGGCGGTTCGCCCGCACCGTGAACGGTCAGCGAGTACCGACGCAGCTGATGAAGGGTCGCGTGGCCCTGCGAGCTAACTTCGACCTCATGCTATCGCGGAGGTAGGCGTGTCCCGCGTCTTCGGACCGCTGCCGAAGTTCGTCACCCCCGGCGACAGGTTCATCGATGCCGCTGGGTTCAACACGATGATCGCCGTGTGCGCGGCGGTGCAGCGGGCGCACGGGATGGGGAACGTCCAGGTGCGCCTGGGGACGGCGGGCCTCCTCGTCGTCGTGCCTCAGGCCGCGCCGAGCGCCAAGAGCGGCGGCGGGGGCGGTCCGAGCTACTCTTGGGCCGAGGTCACCGCGCTGTCCGCGAACCTGACGACGCTGACGGTCAGGCTGCTCGACGAGCAAGGGCAACCGTATGGCGACGAGATCACGATCACACCGGACGGCTTCGCGGACAACGCGTTCGTGACGACGCCGAACCTGCGGATGGTGCTCCCGGCCGCGGTCGTCGGCAGCGCGATCCGCGTCGAGAACTGTCAGGCCTGGCCGGCGCAAGGCTGGAGGCTGTGGGACCGGAACTTCCCGGCCCAGCACTGGGTTCGCGTCCAGGCGCTCGGCGGCACGACGTTCACCGCTCGCTTCCTGGAGCCGGGCGCCGACCCGACGCCCAACGCGCAGGGCGCGGCGATCACGGTGCAGGTCTGGGCGGCTGGGCTAGACGGACACTCGCGGGCCGTGCCGCTGGGCGAGCTACCGTTCCTCGCGGGCGGCCAGGACGTGCTGGTCTCGTTCCGGGTCGGGCCGTACGCTGGCTGGTGGTACCAGGGACCCGCACCGTGGACCTGCACCGGATGAACGACGAACCACTACCATGCCGCCGCTGATCCAACGCTGCGCCGCCGGACCGAGGCTCGGGCGACGTTGCACGAGCGGGCCCGCGCTGCTGCGCCGCTGCACGGGCACCGTGACGTGCTGCCTGCCGGACGGCACGTGCCGCGACGATCTCACGTGCGCCGCGTGCGAGGCGCTCGACGGGGATTGTCTGCCGTTCGCGCGGTGCGAGGAGGAGCCCTGCCCGGGGGCCTGCTGTCGCGATCAACTGGGCGTTCCGCCAATCTGCGATGTCCTGCCGAGGTCGGTCTGCGAGCAGGCGGGCGGGCACTTCTACGGCGCCGGTACGACGTGCGACCCCAACCCGTGCCCGACCGTACCGTGCGACCTGTGCCACGGCGGGTACTTGCCGAACAGCACCCACTTCTGCACCTACCCGGTGAGCGCGCACCAGTGCTGCGGCGCGTACGACAACCAGTTCGTCAACCCGCTGGTGATGCTCGCCAACGTGGGGTCCGGCTGCGTCGTCTCCACGCCGGGCTCGATATACCCTTTCCGCTACGTGCGCTACTGCAACCCGTTCGTGCCCGACTGCGCGTCGTGCGGAGATTGGTACCTCGACATAGCCGGCGAGGCTCACGCCGCGATCTTCACGGACCAGGGACGCATCGTGCTGTGGGCCGGAGCCCTGCCAGGGTACGCGGGGTGCTGCGAGGAGAACCGGGTGCTGTCGGTGGCCTACAGCTTCAACACGGACGTCGGCCCCGCGACCGGGCCGGTGGAGTGCAACATGGCGGTGAGCGCGCACCACACGTGCGAACCAGGCTACGGCCCACTGCCAATGGGTCCGTGCGACCCCCAGTGCATGGCCATGCTGTCCCACTACGTCATCGTCGGCACCGGCGGCGGGGCGCAGCAGCGGCGCGTCGTGCGCGCGGCCCTGCTGGCGCGTGGCACGCCGGCGCAGCGACGAACGGCGAGCGAGCTGCTAGGAGACTGGCGGTACGTGTCCGAGCCGGAGGCGACGCCGTCCGGCCAGCGCGGCGTGGGGGACACGATCGCGAGGCTGACCGAAACGTTCGGCATCAAGCCGTGCGGCGGGTGCAAGGAGCGGCAGGCCACGCTGAACCGGTGGTTTCCGTACGACTGGACGACGTGGAAGGACCGCGTGCAACGTCTGTGGAACGAGTGACAAGGAGACACACACATGGCGACGAGAGACTGGCTGGACCAGAGCGCGGACTGGAACGACGTGGCGAACTGGACCGGGGGCGCTGTCCCGGTGAACGGCGACCTCATCCGCCTGCTGGTGGGGAGCAAGACGATCACCACCAACCTGGACCAGAGCGCGGTGGACCCCGCCGGCCTGGTCGTCGGGTCGAACTTCAGGTGCGTCGTGGGCGCGCCGGGCACGCCGCTGAAGCTGGGCACGGTCGGGTACGTGCACTACGCGGCGGCGGACTGCTCATCGTTCAACTTCTGGCCCGACGACTGCGCGTCCATGGTCGTGCAGGCGGCCGGGGCGTCCCCGTACGCCCTGCTGCTGGAGGACGGCGTGGTCACGCAGATGATCGTCAAGAGCGGTCGCGGCGTAGTGATCGGCGCCGGCGCTCAGGTAGACTCGCTGATCCTGTCCGCCGACGCCGGGGTGCAGGACCGCGATGTCGCGGTCAGCGTCAACCCCGGCGCGACGATGGACGAGGTGTACGTGGACGGCGGCACGCTGTTCACGCAGGCCGCCGTGCCCGTCGGTCGCCTGTGGCGCGGTCGATGGGACCACCTCGGCACGAGCGTAGACGTGGACGAGCTGCTGATGACCGGCGGTGAGTTCATCCTGCGCGGCCCGGACTGCGATGTGCCGGACCTCGAGGTGGTCGCCGGGCTGTTCGACGCGTCGCGCGAGGGGTCGCCCAAGAGCATCGGCGGCACGCGGTTCGTGCTGTGGCCGCGGGCGACGCTGAACGCCAACAATGGGGCGCGCACGATCACGCTCGGCACGATCACGCCCATCGGTACCATCAACGTGATCCTCGAGCCGGGTCGCACCGTGACGGTGAGCGCGTGATACGCTCGGGCCTCGTCGCCGTATCGCGCGATTCGGACGGGTGCACGACCGTGGTGTTCGACACGCTGTCGGCGGGAGAGGTCGCCGCCGAGGTCGTGCGCGTCGGCGGTCCGTGCGTCGTGGAGCGCGTGGACGTGCTGACCGACCAGGAGACATCGGTCGAGCTGCCGTGCGACCTTGGCGTGGACGTGCTGGGCGGCCAGGTCGCGGTCGCGGCGGGGAGCACTACGGTCGCGGTGGCGGGCGAGACCGTCGGCGGGGACCGCGTGCGAGCGTACCACGACGGGCCGCTCGGGATCGTAGTCCGCTCGGCAGCCCGCGCCCGCGGCGTCGTCAGGCTGCGCTGGGGCGTCGTCCACGCCCGTCGCATCGTGGTCTCGTGGGAGACCGACGTCGCGGGCGTTCTGGTGGACACGGGCCCGATCGTGCTGGACACGCGCGTGGCGCGCGTGATCCACGTGCCGTCCGCCGGGGTTCCGCCCACGTCCGAGCCCGATATCACGCTCGTGGGGCGCGTCACGGGAACCGATGCGCTCCGCGGGGCGCTCCTCACGTGCCCGTACGACGAGCCCACGCTCGCGTGGCTCGGTCGCACGACCCCGAGCGAGGGAGCGCACGAGCTGCGCGTGGTGGGCCTCGCGGCGCAGGCCGCAGGAATTATTGAACTTTTGACTGTACAAGACGAGTCGATGCTGGTATAATAGCGCTCTCACAGGACACGATAATGGAGGTCGCGCCGATGGTAGACGCAAGCCAGCAGTTCACGTCGGTGATCGCCCCGCTGAGTGAGGCGACGAGGTCGATATTCTCGCCGCTTCGCCTCAATGCGAGCGATCGGCTGAGAATCGGGCTCAGCTCGGAGGACCCCAGGTACTTCATCATGCAGCTGGTGGCGCCCGACGGGTCCCCGGCGCACTGGTACTCTACCAGCGACGCGGCGAGGCGCACGTTCTGGCTGCGCCTGCCCGAGCGGAAGGAGCACGGCGCGTTCACGTGGCGCGTCGCGGCCACCGACTTCACGTCCCTGGTCACCGCCAGCTCGTGGCCGGGCGACAGGATCAGCTTCGAGTCGGAGGACGCGAGGCTAGTCCACGAGTACAACCTCGCAAGGTTCGTGCACCAGTCGTTCAGGGCGCTCATACCGGCACGCTGGCGCGCCGAGAAGGTGGTGCCCGACCACCTGCACCCCGACGCGATGAGGGCCGAGTCCCCGCTGTCCGACTGCCAGCGCACGGCGCTCGCCTCGTTGATGGGCAGCGAGGGCTACGGCCTGTTCATGGAGCAGGGCACGGGCAAGACCGCCGTGGTGATCGCCCGCGTGAACGTGGACAGCGCGAAGCTGGATAGGCCCATGCGAGTGCTGGTCGTGTGTCCGAAGAGCGTGCGCACCAACTGGGGAGAGGAGTTCAAGAAGTTCGCCACCGTCCCCGGCGCGTTCGCGGTGCTTCGCGGCGGGGCGATCAAGCGCGTCGAGACGCTGATCGACCTCGTCCGCGAGGCCCGCGGCACCCGCTGGATGGCGGCCATCGTCTCCTACGAGGGCGTCCTGCGGTCGTGGGACGCGATCTCGATGATGGAGTGGGACCTGGTCGTGCTGGACGAGTCGCACTACATCAAGAGCCCGCGGACCAAGCGCACCAGACACATCATCACCAAGCTCCGCGAGATCGCGACGCACCGGATGGCGCTGACGGGGACCCCGATCTGCAACAGCTACATGGACCTGTGGGCGCAGCTGGAGTGGCTGTACCCCGGCGGGTCCGGGTTCGTGGACTTCATGAGGTTCCGCGCCTACTACGGGCGATTCAAGAAAGCCACGATGCGAGCCGAGAAGCTAGTGGACATGAGGAACTTGCCGCTCATCCAGGAGCGGCTGGCGCGCGTCGCCTTCCAGGCCAGCAAGGCCGAGGCCGTGCCGGGCCTGCCGGAGAAGCTGTACGACGTGTACGAGGTCGAAATGCTGCCGCAGCAGGCCGCCGCGTACGACGCGCTGTGCGCGCAGCTGATCGCGGAGATAGAGCAGGATATGGCGGACATGGAGGCGGGCACCCGGCGGGTGACCGTGACGAACGTGCTCACCAAGCTGCTGCGCCTGGCGCAGATCACGTCAGGCTTCGTGAAGTGCGACGACATGCTGCTAGACGACGACACGGTGCTGCAGGGCGAGCACCTGTACTTCACGCCCAACCCGAAGACGCAGGCTATCCTCGAGCTAGCGTCGTCACTGGACCACGACGAGAAGATGCTAGTGTGGGCGACGTTCGTCAGCGACATAAAGGAGGTCGAGCGCGCCCTCAAGGCGGCGGGCATCAGCTGCGTCACCTACTACGGGGCGACGAGCGAGGCCGACCGCGAGGACGCGGTGCGAGCGTTCAACCGCGACCCGGCGTGCAAGGTGCTCGTGGGCAACCCGGCCGCGGGTGGGGTCGGGCTGAACCTGCGCGGCTACGACCCAGACTCGGGCGAGCCCGACCACGGGTGCTCCTGCACGAGGGTGGTCTACTTCTCGCAGAACTGGTCGCACCCGCAGCGGGCCCAGAGCGAGGATCGGGCGCACCGTCGTGGCACGCGCAGGCCGGTGCTGTACACGGACCTGGTGGTGCCGGGCACCATCGACGAGGAGATACGGGCGCGGGTGATGGGGAAGCGCCTCGCCGCCCTGCAGGTGCAGGACATTCGCGAGATACTCGGCGCGCTCCGCGAGTCGAGCGTGGCCAAGGAACGTGACGAGGAGGACGACGAGTGACACGCGTGTTCTTCATAGAGGAGCCTCGGAGCGCGTTCGACGTGAGCAGCGCGGACAAGTACGGGCGCTCCACGGTCGTGTTCCCGCGAGGCGACCGCAGCAAGCCGCCGATATTCAGCACGGACCGGTTCGGCGCCGTTCTGGTGAGCAGGCTGCGGTCGGCTGGATTCGACCCGAGGCGAGACATAGTGTGCGTCCAGGGCTCGCTGTGCTGCGTCGGCGTCGGCGTGGCAGCGATAGTCGCGGCGTTCGGCCCCATATCGGCGCTGCTGTACGACCGCTCGTGCGAGCGGTACGTGCGGCGCGTGCTCGGAGACTACGATGGCAGAGAAAAGGCGAGCGATGAGAGCCCGGGCGCGGGGACTTCTGACGACGGCGAGGCGGCAGCACGCGGCGGTGTACCGTAGGCTGGGCGACGCCGTCGAGGCGCTGCGGGAGGAGACCGACCTGCCGACCATCGCCGACGTGGCGTACGCGCTCAGGCAGGCGTCGGAGCTGTTCCGCGGCGTAGCGGTGCGGGTGGAGGAAGCCAGCGAGACGGCGCAGAAGATGGCGTGCGCCGTGTGCGTCGGGACGTCGGACGTCACGACCATACGCGGGCGGTGGGCCACGTGCACCCCCGACATGCGGTCCTCCCCGTCGCTGCCGTCGCCGTCGCGAGACCCGGAGGCGTACGCGAGCATGTGCGAGTTCTTCGGCGTCCCGGCCGACGGGAGGTTCAGGCCGCACTGGCCGGCCATACGGGACTGGGCCACGGCGGAGCTAGCGGGGGGCAGGAGGGTGCCGGAGTTCATCAGCGGTGCCGAGAGGCTAGAGTATGCGCTCATCATGCGCGGTACGGGCGCGCTTACCGATGAAGGAAGGAGATGATGTCGATGTCGAAGAAGAGTATCGTGAAGGTGGAGCCGACCGCGTCCGAGGTACCGGCGTACATGGCGCCGGACGTCGGCGCGGGCACGGACGAGCTCAAGGGCTACGTCACGGTGCCCAGGCTCAAGATCATCCAGAAGCAGGCGATGGCCGAGCTCCTGGCAAGGTTCGGCGTGGGCGACGTTATCCTGTCGCCGGTAAACGCCCTAGTCGAGGAGTGGCAACGCGACCCGAAGGGTCGCCCGCTGCCCGACGGCGCGCCGACGATCAGCGTCAGGACGGTGTACTTCTACCCCGAGTGGGCGACGTGGAACCCGATACAGCTGCGCGGCATGGAGCCGGCCATCACGTACCGCACCACCAACCCGGGCGACCCGATCGTGCAGAAGGCGAGGAACCCGAACCTGCGCACCGAGGACCACCCGCGGGAGGATGGGCTGAAGGTCCGCCACGTGGAGCACCTGAACTTCGTGCTCCTAGTCGAGCCCGGCCAGCACATGTCCGAGGAGGTCGCCGTCGTGTCGTTTAGCCGCGGGTCGCACATCGAGGGGCAGAAGTTCTCCTCGCTGGTCCGCATGCGACGCGCCCCGATATACGGCATGCGGTTCGACCTGTCCCTCGAGGAACGCAAGAACTCGAAGGGCGAGTGGCTGTGCTTCGTCGCGAGGAACCCCGCCGACGGTCGCCCGTGGGTGCCGGAGGAGGATTACCAGCGGATGAAGAAGCTGCACGAGGACTTCGCCGCGATGCACGCCAGCTCGAAGCTGCGCGCTGCCATCGACGACGAGGACAACGGCGAAGAGGCGACCGACACGATGTAGGGGCGCGACGAGTGGAAGCGCTTCTCAGGACAGTGAGCGTGATCGCTGAGCTCGAGCGATGTGGCATTCGCTTCGAGTTCGTCGGCAGCGATGAGGTCCGGGTGCCGTGCCCGTTCCACGACGACCGGACCCCATCCTGCAACATCAACACCGAGAAGCGCAAGTTCTGCTGTCACGCCGCGAGCTGCCCGAACCCGAAGGGGGATTTCATATCGTTCCTGGCCGGGGCCATGCGGACCACGCGACGGGTCATCGTAGCGGACCTGTCCGAGCGGTACGCGGTGCCCACCCGCAAGACCATCAGCTCGGAGTTCGTCGAGCGGTGCCACGCCGCGATATGGCGCGCCGGCACGCTGCTGCGCGAGCTGAGGACCAGGGGACTGACGGACGACGACATTCGCAGGTGGCGCCTCGGCGCCAGGGAGGGCCGCGTCTCGATCCCGGTACGAGACGCCTCGGGGGCGGTGGTGAACATGCGGTACTACGCGCCGGGCGCGCCGCCGAACGAGAAGATGAAGAACAGCCCGGGGTGCGGGGGGAACGTCCTGTACCCAGCGGACCAGCTGTCGTACGAGAAGATCGTGCTGTGCGGCGGGGAGGTAAAGGCCATCGCGGTCGCGTCGAGGATGAACTCGACCGGGTACGGGGCCGTGAGCCCCACCGCGGGGGAAGGCTCGTGGATACCCGCGTTCGGCGTCGCCCTGCGGGGGAAGGACGTGTGGGTGTGCATGGACGTGGACCTCGGCGGCAGGCGCGCGGCCAGCAAGTACTGCCGCACGCTCCGCGGCGTGGCGCGGACGGTGCGGAACGTGCTCCTGCCGCTGGACCCGGACAGGTGGCCGGGTGGGGACGTGAACGACTACTTCGGGCGAGCGGGCGGCACGGCAGCGGACTTCGGTGCCCTGCTGGACGCGGCGACGGAGTGGTCCGCGCCGAGGGAGGACGAGGCGAGCGAGGCGGAGGCAGCGGACATACCGCTGCGAGCGGTGACGCTCGCGGAGCACGTCGGCCGGACGGTCAGGACGCGAGCCGTGGTGTGCGCGCTCGACGTGGCCCCGTACGTCGTGCCCCGCGAGGTCAGGTGCGACTGCGACAGGTCGCAGGACGGGTGCGCGTCGTGCCCGGTCTTCCTGCGCGAGCTGAATCCAGACCGCGGGGGCCCCGTGCTCACGGTCCCGCCGGACGCGCCGGCGCTGCTGGAGATGGTGGGCGCGACGAAGCGCGAGCTACGGGACGCGATACGACGCGGGCTGGGGATACCCGAGTGCAAGGTCGTCGCGTTCGTCACGACGACGTGGTACAACGTAGAGGACTGTCGCCTGTCGCCGCAGCTCGGGATAACGGACGACGCGGCGGAGCGCTCGATGTATCCGGCGTACTGCGTCGGGCACGGGCTGGAGAGCAACGCGCCGTACAGCATGGTCGGGCGTCCGTTCCCCAACCCTAGGACGCAGCAGAGCGTGCTGCTCGCGACGCGCGCGGACCCGGCCAGCGACGCGCTCTCTGAGCACGACCCGACGAGCGACGAGCTGGCCGACCTGGAGCTGTTCAGGCCGCTCCGATGGACCGAGTCGCACGTGGCCGACAAGCTGGCAGCGCTGTACGCTGACCTCGCGGCGAACGTGACGCGCATCTACTGCCGCGACGACATGCACATGATCATGGACATGGCGTACCACAGCCCGCTCGTGCTCGACCTGGGCGGCCACCGCGCCAAGGGGTGGGTCGAGGTGCTGGTGCTGGGCGACAGCTCGCAGGGGAAGACGGAGACGGCGACCGGGCTGATGCGACACTACGGGCTGGGGGAGCGCGTGGACTGCAAGAACGCGAGCGCGGCGGGCCTGATCGGGGGCCTGCAGCAGGTGGGGACGCGGTGGTTCATCACGTGGGGCGTGATACCGATGCACGACCGGCGCCTGATAATCCTCGAAGAGCTCAAGGGCGCGTCCATCGAGGTGATAGCCCGGCTGACGGACATGCGCTCGTCGGGCGTCGCGGAGCTGCCGAAGATAGAGCGACGCAGAACGCACGCCCGCACGCGCCTGGTGTGCCTGTCGAACCCGCGCAGCGGGCGCACGATGCGAGAGTTCAACTTCGGCGTGGAGGCCGTGTCCGAGCTGATGGGCTCCCCGGAGGACGTCAGGCGGTTCGACGCGGCGCTGCTAGTCGCCGCCTCGCAGGTCGGGTCCGAGACGATAGACCGCGCGCGACGGGTCTCGGTGGAGCACGCCCACACGTCCGACGCGTGCCGGCGCCTCGTGCTGTGGGCCTGGACGCGCCGGCCGGAGCAGGTCGCGTTCGAACCCAGGGCGATGGACATAATCTCCGACGCGGCCATATCCATGGGCCGCGAGTTCGCTCACAGCATCCCGCTGGTGGACAGCGGCGGGGCGAGGTTCAAGCTCGCCAGGCTGTCCGCGTCGGTAGCGTGCCGCACGTTCAGCACGAACGGCGACCGACGCGTCGTGATCGTCAGGGAGTGCCACGCCAAGTTCGTGGAGGCTACCATCAGGCGACTGTACGGCGCGGCCGAGTGCGGGTACTCCGACTACTCGCGGGCCGCGGCCAGGGCCGACGAGCTGCTGGACCCCGGGATGCTAGAGTCGAGGGTCAAGGCATCGCCGTTCCCGCGGGACCTGGTCGAGCAGCTGCTGCACACGACGAGCATCGAGCTGCGGGACCTGTGCGACTGGTGCGGGTGGGACCGCGAGGACGGGATAGAGCTGCTGTCGGTGCTGGTCAGGAAGCACGCGCTCGTGCGAGACCGTCAGGCCTACCGCAAGAGCGCGGCGTTCATATCGCTGCTGAAGGCGCTGCTAGAACGGGACGACCTGTCGAGGCCAGAGTACGTGGAGGAACTGTGATGGTAGTGAGACTGAGACTGCGCGTCACCAACCGGGCGTGGCTGACGGCGGCCGCGCACATGCTGGGAGTGACGCGCGCGTCGGGTCCGGACGGCGACACGTTCCAGGTGGACACGGACCACATGCCGGCGCTGATCCGGTGGGCCAACCTGTGTCCCGGCGTGGCGGTGGCCGCGATCGTGGCCCGCCTGTACTACGCGTGCGTCGTGGTCGGCGCGGCGCGCGGGTCGTGGCCCGCGCTCGAGGCGTACTCGGCGGCGGTGTGCGAGGCGGACTGCGAGGTGCTGCCATGATCGACGAGGTGATCGAGTTCATGCGGACGAAGGGCCAGCAGATCGGGCGACCGATCGGACCGGAACGGAACGCGAGGCTAGTCGTCTGGTCCGCGGACGCGGCGCGCCTGGCGCGCGAGCTGGACCACGCGTGGGGTTCCTCCGGCGACCTGCGCTTCCTACGCTGCCACCTGATCGTGGAGGAACTCTCGGAGCTGATGATAGCGCTCGGCGAGACCGACCGGGTCGCGACGCTCGACGCCCTGTGCGACCTCGCGTACGTCGTGGTAGGGTGCGCCGTCGCGTTCGGGCTGCCGCTGGACGAGGGCTTCAGGGAGGTGCACCGGTCGAACATGAGCAAGGCGATGGGCGACCAGCGTGGTCGCGACAAGGGCCCCGCGTGGTCGCCCCCGGACCTGGACGGAGTGCTGAGACGATGCGAACTGTAGGGATACACTGCTTCGCCGGAGGGTTCACGTCCGGCGTCCTGCGCGCGACGCCGGTCACCGCGCAGCTGGAGGCGTCGGCGTTCGGGCACGAGACAGCCGCCCGCCGGTGCCGGGTCGTCGTCGATCCCGGCGGCCTGTGGAAGGGTGTCGTGGACACGAGCGTGGACCTGGTGTTCGGGAACCCAAGGTGCACCGCGTTCAGCTCGCTGAGCAGCAGCAGCGGGCCCGACCGACGCGGACCCGACGCGACCCCGACGGTGGACATCAGGCAGCTCTGCGCGTGGGGACGACGACACTGGGCCACGTTCGTCGTGTGGGAGTCGGTGTGCCAAGCCCTGACGGTCGGACGCCGGCTCGTCGAGGACGAGGAAGCTCGCTTCCGCGGCAAGGGCTACGACGTGACGCACGTGCTGCTGACCACGGCGGACTTCGGCAGCGCGCAGAACCGGCGCCGCTACTTCTTCGTGGCATCGCGAGTTCGGTTCGAGCCGCTCCCGCCGCCGCGCGTCGCCCAGCCTACCACGGGCGACGTCCTGTCCCCGCACCTAGGGCGCGATGTCACGCCGATGAAGCCGGTGACCGTCGGCTCGACACCGGACGTGTGCCGCGCGCTGAACCGCGACGAACGATCGGTGCTGCGCCTGCTGCGGGAGGGCGAGTCGCTGAACCACCTGGCGGTGGACCGTCACGACGAGCTCGCGGCCGCGTCGGAACGGTACGGCGACAGAGCCCTCTTCAGGAGGTCCGGGCAACCGTTCGGACTCCACGCCCTGCGACGACTACGATGGGACGCGGTCTGCCCGACGCTGCACTCCGGGTGCCGGAACCTGCTGCACCCGCGACTGGACCGCACGCTATCGGTGCGCGAGGTGGCCGCGCTGATGGGGTGGGACGACCACCCGGTCGGCGAGCGACCCTACGAGCAGTGCGTGAAAGGGATAGTGCCGGCGGTCGGGGAGTGGGTGGCAAGGTCGGTGGAAACGTCGCTCGGCAACAGCGGCGCGGAAGGTATCGCGCGCCGCGTGGACCTGAGGAAAGGAGACGCGTCGTGGACGTGACGAAGGCTTGGGAAACGCTGTGCTCGCTGGTGCTGCTGGCCGGGCGCAGGCACGCGTCGAGGGCGGGCCCGACCACGGAGGTCGTGGGCGTCAGCGTGTGCGTCTCCGACACGCGACGCCCGCTGCTGGCCAACACGCGGCGAAACATCTCATCCACGTACGCCTCGGGCGAGCTGCTGTGGTACCTGTCCGGGACCAACGACCCGGAGATGATATGCGCGTACGCCCCGCGGTACCGCGAGTTCTGCGAGCCCGGTGGCGCGCCGTACGGCGCGTACGGCCCGCGACTCATGCCCGCGCTCGCGGAGCTGGTACGCCGCCTGCGGGACGACCCGGACACGCGGCACGGCGTCGCGTCGATATGGCGACACAACGACCTGTGGGCGTGGGACAAGCGCGACGTCCCGTGCACGCTGACGATCCAGATGCTGGTGCGGGACGACGCGCTGCACACCATCGCGACCATGCGCAGCAACGACCTGTGGCTCGGGACCCCGTACGACATGTTCTGCTTCTGCACGATCCACAACCTCGTGGCGAGCATGCTCGACCTGCGCCCGGGCACGTACGTGCACCAGGCCGGGAGCCTGCACCTGTACGAGAAGGACGTGGAGAAGGCGCGGGAGGCGATGGTGGCCGGACGATTCGCGTGGAACGACCGGCAGCCGGAGCTCGCCGCGTGGTCGTCGTCCCCGTCGTGGGACGACGTGCGCGCGGCCGTGGCGAGCGAGCAGACCGCGCGCCTAGGACGCGGGGAGCCGCCGCCCCCGGTACACCCAACGATGCGAGACCTGGTCGCCGCGTGCGCCACCAGGTGGACGACGGTACACGATGACGCGCCGTGGAACGACCCGGGCATGAAGGAGCAGAGCGATGCTTATCGTGGAAGGAACAGATCTGACGGGCAAGACCGTGCTGTGCGAGAAACTACGCGAGCGGCTGGCGGCGCTGGATGAACCCCACGAGTACGCTCACCTCGGCCTGCTCCCGGCGGAGTGGGACTACGTGAACGACTACGTGTCGCGGATTAGGCCGAGCGTGGTGCAGGACCGGTTCTTCCTGAGCGAGGCCGCGTACGGCCCCGTGGTGCGCGGCGGGAGCAGGGTGTCGCCGATCCAGCTCGACGCGCTGACGACGATGCTGCGCGCGGCCGGCGGGTTCACGGTCGTGCTCGTGGCCGAGGAGGACGGGACGCTGGACATGGCGTACCGCAACAAGCGAGAACCGGAGCTGTTCGAGCTCCGCGACATCGTGGCGGTAAACCGACAGTTCGCGACGCTGTCCGAGCGATACGCCGACCACGAGGTTCAGGTCGGGCTGGACCGCGACGGCGCGGTGCGGTACGCGACCGACGACGATATCGTGCGCATCGTCCGCGAGTACCTCATATGGCGCGAGCTCATGAGGGCGCTGCGATCATGACCCGCGCGTACGACAAGGTGATGGTGATGGTCCGGCTCGCCGACGACCTGGCCGGGCTGAGCACGTGCGCTCGGTCGCACGTAGGCGCGGTGCTGTTCTCGCCCAGGTGCGACAGGGTGCACGCGATGGGGTACTCCGGCCCTCCCGTGGGCCTTCCGAACGACTCGTGCAGGTCGGACACCGACGCGTGCGGCTGCGCCCACGCCGAGGTGAACGCCCTGCTACGGGCCGTCACCGCCGAGCAGATGATCATGGCCACGACCACGTCACCCTGCTCGCAGTGCGCCGCGGCGATACTGAACTCGTGTCGCGTGGCGATGGTAGTGTACAGGTGCTCGTACCGCGATGAAGCGGCGCGCGAGCTGCTGCAGGCCGGCGGGGTGATCGTCACCCACGCGACCCAGCAGTGCGTCATAGACGACACGATCGTGCGGATGGTATCGTGGGACAAGGAGACACGCAATGGATGGACACGAGAACGACCCTAGGGTGGTGCTGTGGATGTACGCCGTGACGCTGGACAGGCTGTGGCTGTCCCTGAACGGGCGCAGCCCGTACGCGGCGACGGCGCGCGACGAGATGCGACGGCACGAGCCCGGGCTCGTCGCGGTCCTGGCGGACAGGCCGACACCGGCCGTGAAGGACATGATCGGCAGGATGCGCAACGTGCTGCGCCACCCGGTGCGCGAGCACGAGCGCGTCGCGATCATGTGCACCGTGGCGCCGCGGGTGGGGTACATCGAGGACGTGACCCCGACCAGCGTCGTGGTGACCTGCATGGACGGCAGACGCCGATCGTGGCGCCGTAGGCACGTGTTCAGCAACCCGGTACTCCCGCCGAGGTGCGTCGATGCTGCGTGTTAGCGACGGCACGATCCTAGAGCCGGGCGACGCGCTCCCACCGCTGCCGGACGGTCGAATGATCCTGGACGTGGAGACCACGTCCGGCGACCCGGGCGCGGCGGCCCTGGACCCGTGGCAGGGTCACCGCGTCTGCGGCGTAGCCTACGCGCTCGACGACGACGGGCCAGCGTGGTACATGCCGGTGCGCCACTCGCGCGGGAACAACCTCGATCTCGACGCGGTCACGCGGTGGGTGGCGGACGCGATGCGCCGAGCCACGCGGTGGTGCAACCACAACGTGAAGTTCGACGCGCACTTCGTCGCGGCCGACGGCGTGGAGCCGTGCGACGAGGTCGAGTGCACGCTGACGCAGGCCAAGCTGGTCAACTCGGACTGGGAGGACTACTCGCTCGACGCGCTGTCGCGGCGACTGCTCGGACAGGGGAAGGGCGACGACGCGCTCGACCAGTACCTGCGCGGGGCGAGGTCCAAGGACTTCGGGGACCTGCCCATCGACCTGCTCGGGCAGCACGGCTGCCGGGACGTCCTCCTGACCCGCGCCCTGAGGCGACGACTAGAGCGAGACATGCCGGCGGAGTGCTCCGACCTGTGGGAGATAGAGCGACGCGTGACCCTGGTACTGTACGACATCGAGCGCGCCGGTATGCGGGTGGACCCGACGGAGCTCAAGGTGGCCGCGCTGGTGCTCATGGGGCGGCTGATACGGCTGGAGGAGCGGATAGCCTCGACCGCCGGGTTCCCGCTGAACCCGAGCTCGAACGACGACTGCTACGCCGGGCTGTGCGTGGCGAACGGACTGCCCGTGATGGGACGCACCGACGCGGGCGACCCGTCGTTCGACGCCGAGGCGCTCGGACACTACGCGCGCCTCCCGCAGGTTGTCGGGTCGCCGGCGCTGTCCACGCTCGTCGAGTCCATGCTACGGTACCGCGAGCAGGCGACGCTGCTGCACACGTTCGTCGAACCGTACGCGAGCTTGCATCGTAACGGCGTGCTGCACCCGACGTACAACCAGGCCGTGCGCACCGGTCGCATGTCGTGCAGTCACCCGAACGCCCAGCAGCTCAGCGCGGAGGCGAAGGCGTACGTGCACCCGCCGGTCGGGCGGTGGTTCGTGTCGCACGACGCCTCGCAGATCGAGTTCCGCATCCTAGTCCACTACATGCGGAACGAGGAGGCCATCCGAGCCTACGGCGCCGACCCACGCACGGACTACCACGAGTGGGTCGCACGGCTGTGCGGCATACCGCGACGCCCGGCCAAGAACGTGAACTTCGCGATGGGGTACGGCGCCGGTCGCCCGCGGGTGGTGAGCATGCTGTCGCAGGAACCGGAGCTGGTGTCGGGCCTACTGGTCGCCGTGGACGACGCGATAGCCTCGGGCAGGTGCGACCCGTCGCGACGCAAGGAAATGTTCGACCAGCTCTGCCGACGACGCGGCCACGAGGTGTATCGCACGTACCACGCCCGGCTGCCGGAGCTGGCCAGGCTCAGCAAGGAGGCGACGCGGAACGCCGAGCGCCGCGGGTACGTGTTCAACGGGTACGGTCGTCGCAGGTACCTGCGGCGGGCTAAGTCGTACAAGGCGCTGAACGCCGTGGTGCAGAGCTTCGCCGCGGACATGATGAAGGATCGCGTGGCGGCGATAGCACCGCGGTACTGCCGCGAGGCGCGTGACCTCGGGCTCACCATCCACGCCATCGTCCACGACGAGGTGCTGATGAGCTGCGAACCTGACGTGGCGCGCGACGACCGGGCGCTGGCGTGGATGCGAGACGTTCTGGAGCACCCGTCGCGGTCGCTGCGGGTGCCGGTACGATGGGAGACGAAGCGCGGCGACGCGACGTGGGCGACGCTGACCGCGACGTAGCCCGCCAGACTGCGTAGGATGATCGGAGACGAACGCGACGACGGTAGCCCGGTCGATTCTACCGGCGACCTTGTCGGAGCGTATCGACGAGCGTAAGTCTAGTGATTACAGGCACTTAGGTGTAAACATTTTGTTGCCATTCGGCTGTACAGCGTCGCGTCGTCCGGGTATAATGGTACGTGTGGGCGGAGCGCTCCGCCCCGAACGGTTGTCCTCGACACGAGGAGCAGAACATGGTCACGACAGTAGGCAAGGCGACAAAGAAGGAGAAGAAGGAGAAGACGAAGAAGACGGCGATGAACGTGGACAAGAAGCTCGCGGTCGCGCCGAGCGGCTACGACTTCACGAAGTACAAGCCGCTGAAGAAGGGTGCGTTCGAGACCGAGGCGGCGTACCTGTTCCACCAGGCCGATGCGCTCGAGTTCAAGGCGAGCGCGATCCGGGCGAAGGCCGAGCTGGCGAAGACCCTCGGAAGCAAGAAAGACATCGCGATGGCGCGCCGCCTGGTCAAGATGCGGGACCGCTTCGCCGCGTTCCGCAAGGAGCTCGAGGACCAGGGGATCAACGTCGATGCGGCGATCAAGGCCGCCGACGCCGCGAAGAAGTAGCGACGAGGAGACACGATAATGCGACGGAAGCGAAACACGACGAGGATCGCAGGCCGACTCGAGGCGCTGCGCGACGCCGAGGAAGGCGTGCGCATCGCCGAGGCGCACCTGCGGTACTGGAAGATTCAGGCGTCGTCGGCCGAGCTGGAGCGGCGCGTGAACGAGGGCATGACGGCCCTCGCAGCCGCGCAGCGGGCCATCGACCAGGCCCAGCACGAGCACGCGATAGCACCAGCCCGCGTGCTCCAGGCCGAGCGCCGGCTGGAGGAGTGCCGCACGGCGCTGACCGGCATGCGACACGATCGGGAGGTGCAGAAGCTGGTGCGGATGTACAAGGAGCTGATGGAGAACCATCAGTGCGTCGATAACGCTATGCCGTACTACCGCCCGGACGGTTCGCTCGGTCCGGGCCGCGTGTGCGGCGTCTGCGGCGGTACGGTGGAGTAGCGGGACACGCGCGGCGGGCGCCGGTCGCTCGACCGGCGCCCGCCCTTCTGTTTGGAGGCACGATGTGAGAAGGTGGCGACGATATTTCAGGCCGGCCTGGTGGCGGGCCACGGGCCGCGAGCTCATCGAGTGGTGCGCCGACCTGTGGCGAGCCGCGCACGAGTACGATGCGTACGCATGGATGAGCCCATCGCGACCGACCAGGCTGCGGTTCGCGTGCTCGCTGGTCGCGGACTTCGGGCCGCGGCTACTGTGCGCGTTCGTGGACCACGACCTCATCGATGACGGGTCGTACGCGACGCCCGACGGCGGGCAAGAGTGCCTGCGGTGCAGGCGGTGCGGCTGGAGCTGGTCGCACACGTACTAGAGGACACGCGAGGCGTCGTGTCGGAGGCGATACGACGCCTCCGCTATGTACGGAGAGAACGACGTGTACCAGATAGACGGCAACGAGGACACCGCGCGCGCGAGGCGCTTCGTCAGCGACGGTGATGACATCGAGGTGATCGGACATGACGATACTGGTGGTGGGCGAGCGCGGCGGGACGCCGGCGCTGAGCCCGACGTCACGGAGCGGGAGACGGATCGCGAGGGCGATGGACGGAAGGACCTACGCGACGAGGAACGTGCTCGACCGTGAGGCGCTGCGATGGGGCCTAGAGCACGGGTTCCGCCGGACCGACGGGTGGCCGTCGTCGATGGTAGCCGCGTGGGTGGCCACGTGGCGCATGGAGCAGGACGCGGTGCTGCTGCTCGGGGCGCGGGTCGCCGCGGCCTTCGGGGTCGAGCAGACGTGGCCGAGGTACCGGTGGCTGCTCCTTCGCCGAGGTCCGTGCGAGCCGGGGCGACGCGCGCCGCTGGTAGCGCTGGACCGGGACGTGGTGCGGGCCGCCGTGCTGCCGCACCCGAGCGGGCGCAGCCGCTGGTGGAACGACGCGGGCGCCGTCGAGGAGCTCGAGGCGTTCGTCGCGAAGGAGCTGCCATGATGATGCGAGGACAGACGCGGGTAACGCTACCCAGCCGCATACCGGGCCACGCGATGGAGGCGTGGCTAGACATGGCGGTGCGCCCCGAGGACGTGTGCGTGATCATGCGCGGCCAGAGCAGCGTGATGCTAGTGCTGTCGTCCGGCCCGTACCAGTTCGAGGCGAAGGACGATCGAGACTGGATGGACCAGGACGCCAGAGGGTGGCTGGCGTGCCAGGGCCTCACGCTCGTCCAAGGCCGAGCGCGGTGGGCACCGACGCTCGTCAGGCTCGACAGCGTCTCGTGGCTGAGGTCCGCGCCGCGCCCGGACGATGAGGCTGGCCCGGCCACCAGCCTGTTCTTCCGCGGCGGCGCGTCGTGCATCGTCGCGGTGCCGATCGAGGAGGTGCTCGATGCCATGGACGCACGATAGGCTGCGGGCCGCGGATCGCGTCGCGCAGGAGGGCCCGTGGCAGCGCAAGCTAAACGGGCACCGGCTCACGCTCTTCGGCCAGCCCGACGGGTCGGTGCTCGCGTTCGGGCGCACTGTGCGACCCGACCTCGAGCTCAGCGAGCGACTATCCGCGTGCGCGTGGTTCCCGCGGCGCATGCCGGCGATGACGTCGGTGGACGGGGAGCTGGTCACCGAGAGCGACCGGGCGAGCGACGTGCGCGGCGCCGAGCCGCACGAGCTGGGGTTCATCGCGTTCGCCGTGCCGTGGTGGCGGGGCGAGTACCTGGCCGACGAGCCGACGGCCCGCAACGTCAGGCGAGCTGGAGAACTCTCGCTGTGCCCCGCGACCACGTATGCGTGGACGTCGCACCCGGAGGACATCGCGTCGCGCCGCGGGTGGGAGGGCTACGTGGTCCACGAGAGCGCGTACCGCGGGTGGTGGCGGTGGAAGCCCACGCGCACCAGGGACGCCGTGGTCTCGAGGCTCGTGCCGGGCACGGGCCTGCACCGCGGCGAAGTCGGTAGCCTCGAGGTAGTGGACCCCGACACGCGGGCGGTGCTCGGTCGGGTCGCGGGAATGACGGACTCGGAGCGAGCCTCGGCCCGCGTCGGTCGCCTGCTGGAGGTCGAGTACCAGGCCATCGGGTCGCGCGGCAGGATGCTGCACCCGAGGTTCACGCGGTGGAGGGACGACGAGTGACGCCGCGCATCGTGGTATCGACGCTGATCGTCCTCGTCTGCGGCTGCCAGCCGCGCGCGAGCGGGCCGGCGACCGCGCCCAAGGGTGCAGCCTTGCGGCGCGCCGCCGCGCCCGCCGACCCGCGCATCGTTCGTCACGGGCTCGTTACGGCCCGGCTGTACGCCGACGGTCGGGTAGAAGTGTGGTCCGACGAGCGGCCGAGCAGACGCGGTGACCTCGACTGCGACGGCACGGTGGACTTCCGCGACATCAACCCGTTCGTCGCGTACCTGTCGAACCTCACCGCGTGGCTGGCCGCGCACCCCGGCTGCAACCCCCGGAACGGGGACATCGACTGCGACGGGATGTACCCGGACCTGAAGGACGTGCAGCCCTTCGTCGCGCTGCTGACGAACCGACCGCCCGTCGCCCGCGCGGCCCTGGGGCCGCCGCCGCCCCGCTGGCCCGATGGTGACGGCAACGGAGACGGCACGGCGTGGACCGTGTGGGACGCGCGCCAAGGGACGCGCCTGCTGGACGTGCCGATCCCCGTGGGCTGCGACGCGTCGGCGGTCGAGGCCATGAACGTGCGGTACCGAGCATGGTTCATCCTAGACATGGGGGACGTGGCGGTGTGGCAGCGAGAGGTGAGGCCATGAACGACGAGCGCATCGAGGTCGAGCGACTGGACGTGGTGATCGTGCGACGACGGGACCTGGAGCGAATCAAGCGCGCCGTGGGCGACGAGATCGACGCCTCGCTCCCGGCGACCGCGCAGCGACTGCGGCGCGTGTGGGACGCGCTGAGCGACCTGCTACAATCCCGACCGTAGGAGACGAGCGATGGCACGAGCAACGTTCAAGGGGGACGACGCGGCGAGGTCCCTCGTGGCGCGGGCCATAGCGGCGAGGACGGGCCACGAGGTTGACCCGACGACCGTGCTGCTGGAGGACGACGTGTACGTGGAATCGTGGCGGGGCAGACCCGTCGGCCTGCTCCTGCAGCGACGGTGGACCGCGGTGATGGTAGACCTCGAGGAGCGGGAGCTGCTCGCGATGGTGTCACCGTGAGGACCATCGTGCTGTCGAGGACCGGGAGCCCGCTCAGGTGGGGATCGTCCGGCAGGACCCCGTCGGGCATCTACCTCGAGCTGCTGGCCGCCGCCCGCGAGCTGCGAGCGCGGGGCGACGTCCACGTTACGTGGTACGGGCGCGTCATGCCGGGCGAGCGACCGCCCGAGGGCGAGGACCTCGTGGAGGTGACCGGCACGGTAGCCCGGGAGTTCGAGACCGCCGGGCACATGGAGGAGCTCCTCGCCGGGCCCGAGGCCGAGCTGCGCCGGCGGGACCCCGTCGGCATCATCGTGAACTCGGGCTCGCGCGACTCGTGGGCCTGGCCGCACAACGAGGCTGGCGCCGCGCCGCGGCAGAGCGGCCTCCGGTACACGACGCCCGCGCTCCGGGCGTGCCACTCGCTGGACCTGCCGAGGATCGTGCTGCTGAACGACCCCAAGTGCCTGCCCAGCGAGGGCGAGATGGTCACGGCGTGGCCCCGGGTCCGCCCCGCCGCGGTGCTGGCGAACGAGGACCGGTCGTGGGCGCAGGAGGTGCAGGGCCGCGCCCTGCGCTGCCGGAGCGTGCGCGCTAGCACGTACTGGCCGTGCTCGCTGCCCGTCGCGGCACCGCCGGCGTCCGGCGAGCCGCTCGTCATCGCCGCCGCGCAGCTCTACCACCCGACCATGAGCGGCCTGACCGGGCGCGCCCGGCGCGAGCGGTGGTGGGCCGAGACCATCGACGCGGCCCTGGACGAGTGGCCAGGCTTGGTCGGGGCGTGCGGCGGCGGCTGGGAGGACTACCCGCGCGTCGGTGAGATGGACTGGCCGGGGCAGCTGGCGACGATGGAGGAGGTGCTGGCGTACGTGGCCCGCGGGTCGGCGGGCTTCTGCCTCCCGCAGCAGTCGTGGCACGAGAGCCCGAAGCCGCTGTGGTACGCGATGGTCGGGTCGCAGCCGCTCGTGCACGCCAGCTACCCGGGCGACCACCTGCCCGCGTGCTGCAGGTACGGCGACGGCGTCGGGGTGGCCGCGGCCCTCGAAAGGGCGGAGGCGGAGGGCGCGGCGGAGCTGGTCCTGGCCGCGTGCAGGCCGGACTTCTCAGCGCTGCACTCGCTGGTGGACGACCTGCTGGCGGGGCGACCGGTGGACACGGGGCGGTATGGAGGCTACGCGCTAGCATGACCGAGTCCAGGCTGACCAGGCGGTACTGCGAGGTGATGGCGAGGCAGGGCGCTGTGTGCGTGCCGATGGTGGGCACGGAGATGTCGATGGCAGGCCTGCCGGACCGGCTGATCGTTCACCGAGCGGCGACGTTCTGGGTGGAGGCGAAGGGCCCGCGCGGGCGCGTGAGACCGCTGCAGGCGGAGATGATCCGGCGGCTCCGCGAACGCGGCCAGGTGGTGGTCGTGGCGAGGTACTCGCCCGACGGCACGACGTGCGACATGGACTTCGGGAACGTCGTGCGGGAAGGCGTGCCGCCCGACCAGATCATCGACACGGTCGTGGACTACGCCGAGAGTGCCTCGGCTGGTACTTTTGCCAGTCGGCCGGGGCGACGACGACCGGGTTCGGGGCGACAAAGGTTGGGGTAGGAGTACCAGTATCTCCAACAGTTTACGCCCAGAGTTAGTTAGTTAGTTAGTATATGGAGCTACCCCTACCTTTCCTCGGCCCGGACCTAGCGACCCGGTCGGGGACGACTGGCAAAAGTACCAGCCGAGGCGCACTCGGCGACGGCGAGCGAACGATGTCGAAGTTCACGGACAGGCGGTACAGGCGCGAGTACTACCGGGACGCGGCGCGCCGCGCGCGCGAGGCGGAGCTGGACCGCGTGTTCCCCGACCGGAGGTGCCCAGCATGCGGCGAGACGAGGACGAAGTCGAGGCAGTGGGTCCTGAGCTCGGGCGTCTGCAGGAGCTGTTTCATGTCGCGACTCGGCGCTGGAGCGTAGACGGTCGCGGCCTGGCGCGCGCTCGCGTGGCGAGGGGCCTGTCGCAGCGGGAGCTGGCCGGGCTGGCCGGCGTGTCGCACACGTACGTGTCGAGGATGGAGGGTGGCGGTGTCATCGTCACCACGGCCATGCGAAGGAGAATCATCAATGCCCTCGCGAGGCAACCGTAAGGTTCCCAAAAGCGAAGTTATGGTGGACAGTCCCGCGGGTGAAGGGTATAGTGGACGTTGTGATGGCGCGACCGGACGCCCGGAGCCAGGATCGGTTCGGCCCACGACCAGCCGACCTGGCCCGGGTGCCCCGCAGCCGGAGCTGTTCGCCCGCTGGTTGCACGGTCGCCTGGGCCGGCCCGCGTGGCCGGGCCTGCGAGACCTCGAGCGGCTGGCGTACGAGTACGCCGGCATGAACCAGCACGACGTGGAACGAGAGCTAGCGTATGGCCCCCCAGCCCGCGATATTCCGTAGGTTCGACCAGTGGCGCGGGTACGACGTGCTCATCCCCGGGACGAGCGACGTGCTCGGGCCGTGGCTGCAGCTGAACCTGGCGCAGCCTTACTTCAATAACGCGGACCTCGCGGCGTGCCTGTCGTACAAGGTGCTCGCCGTCGGCGCCGCGAGCGTCGGGTACCCTCGCCTCGGGCGGGTGGCCACGTACTCGAACGGTCGGCTGACCGTCGTGTCGGGGGCGTGGGCCGTCTACAACGAGGCCTGGTCGGGGAACTTCTCCGGGCACCGAGCGGCCTACTCCGCGAGCGACCCGTGCGCCCTCTCCTACTCCGTGCCCGCGGGGCACGACGTGGTGCACGTGACGCTGCTGGTCCCGACGAACGTGAAGCCGTCTGTGGTGATCGCGCTCGACGGGGCGCCGCTCGAGACGCTGGCGTACGCGCCCGTCGTCTCGAAGATCGACTCGAGGAGCTACGACGTGGGCGTATCGGCGTCGGCCCGCGAGCTCACCATCACGGGGACCGGCAACGGCGGCAAGGTGCTCGCCGTGCTCGCCGTGCGCAGCTGGGCGTCGGGGACGCTGGCCGACCCGCGCTCGGCGACCGGCGGTCTCGTGGACGGGTGCACCCTGATGGAACGAGTGTCGGACTCGCAGGCGGCGGTCGCGAACCAGTACTCCCTCCACGTGCCCAACGCGCAGCGTTCCGGGCAGGCGTGGCGCATGGCCATCGGCAACACGTGGGAGCCGATCATCCAGACCGACCACGGGGCCGGGGCGAAGTGGTCCTCGCTCGGGTGGCCGCACTACGGTGGAGGGGACTCGACGCCGTACGCGCTGGTCAGCAACCCGCTGCTGTACGTGGACGGGGTGCTGATCGGCGACATGACGGTCGCCGGCCTGCTCCGCGGCACGGTGTGGCAGGGGGACGAGATCGTCGTCGTGCAGGATGGGACCATCACCGGGACCGCTACCACGATGCAGTATGTGCACTCGATCACGGCGTACGGCATCGAGTCGTCGCTGGTCGTCGTGTTCGGGGCGGGCGTCGTGGGCGCGAGCACGTTGTACGGCGGGATGATAGCCGGGACCGCGAACGTGGCGCAGGGGCTCAGCCTGATCAGGCACTACGTGCGGGAGCCCGGCAGCGAGACGCGGTACCCGACCGACGCCGCCGCCACGGTGAAGTCGCCGGTGGTGGACGTCGAGGTGGACGGGGCACCGCTGGTCCTGCGGTTCGAGAGTCACGGGTGCTCCCCGCGCGCCAGAACGTTCGTCGGGTTCGACAAGGTGTACGTCGAGAACCTGCTCCACCAGAAGACGCCTGCGGCCGGCGTGGCGTGGTGCGCGTCCACGCGGGTGCGGCCGATGGTACGCGACAGGCGGGTGCTGCTGCCCGCGGGAGTGACGTCATGAGGGTGCTGACCGCGCTGATCGCCGACGATACCGACCAGGCCATCACCATCGTGCGGATGATGAAGCTGGTCGTCCTGTGCAAGACCCACGAGGTGACGCTGCGGCACGCGGCCGCGGGCGCCGGGTTCCCGGTGCCGGTGAACACGCCGTTCGTCCTGGACCGCAGCCCCGGGCAGACCATCTACGCCAACGCGACCGCTGGTGCGACGATATACCTCATGGAGGCGTGAGTGCCGCGATGGAAGAAGAACGGCGACCAGTCGAGGCGATGCGTCGCCACGGCGCACAAGACCGGCAGGCAGTGCGAGTGGTCCGCGCTGCCGGGCAAGGACAGGTGCGCCTGGCACGGCGGCGGCGCCGTTGTCCTGACCGGACGGTACTCGCGGTACCTTGGGCGGACGTTGGCGAGCGCCATGGAGTCGATGGACGGGGAGACGGACCTCACGGAGGAGCTGCGCCTGGCCAGGACGCTGCTGGGCAGGACGCTGGAGCTGATGCAGGCGCTGTCGGAGAAGCCGCTGCTGGAGATGGCCTGCTGCCGCGAGGCGGCGAGGTTGGTGGCCGACGTTCGGGACGTTGCCCGCGCCGTGGACGAGCAGCAGCAGCGGCGGTCGATAACGCCGGAGCAGGTCGCGCTCGTCGTGTCGAACATCCTGCGCGTGCTCACGAAGTACGTCGGGTCCGACGTGCTCGAGGCCGTGTCCAGGGACATGCGAGAGACGAAGTGGCCCGGCGGCGTGGCGTGTCTGCCGCACAGGGAGGCACTTGGTGAATGCGCCTCTGGGAGCTAGTCGCGGACGCGGTCGGTCGCGCGGCGACGGAGCGGCCGCTCTGGTCGATGTCGCCCACCCGCATGGCGAGGGACGTGCTCGGCGTCAGGCCGTGGCGAGCGCAGCGGGCGATCATGGACGCGGTGGCCCGGGGCGACCGACGGGTGAGCGTGTACACCGGCCACGGCATCGGGAAGACGCTGGACGCGGCGATGCTAGTGTGCTGGGCGATGGGCTGCGCCGATCCCCCGTACACGGTCATCACGACCGCGCCGACGTTCAGGCAGGTGCGCGACCAGCTCTGGCGGGAGGTACGTCGTCTGTGGACGTCGAGCGAGCGGTTCCGCCAGCAGGGCGAGTGCCTGACCACCAGGCTGGAGTGCCACGCGGGGCACTACGCCGTCGGATTCAGCACCCGCGAGCCGGGCAGGTTCCAGGGCATCCACGCGCCGCGGATACTGTTCATCGTGGACGAGGCGAACGCGCTGCCGGAGTCGATATGGGAGGCGATAGACGCGTGCATGGTGAACCGGCAGGCGCAGGTCCTGTCGCTCGGCAACCCGATCGTACCGTACGGTCACTTCTTCCAGGACCTGGAGCGCGGCGGGGTGACCACGATGAGGGTGTCGTGCCACGACCACCCCAACGTCAGGACGGGACGGGAGCTGATTCCGGGCGCCGTGACGAGGGAGTGGGTGGAGGCGTTCGAGCGAGACTACGCGTCCAGGCCGGACGCGATATCCTCGCGCGTGCGCGGCCTGTTCCCCGTCGGCGGGGCGCGGTGCATCGTGACGAGGGACATGGTACGCGGGGCCCTGGCGGTGAGGGCGACGACGACCTGGCCCACGGCGCTGGCGGTGGACGTGGCGCGGTACGGCGACAACCAGACCGCGATGGTCAGGCAGCACGGTCAGGCGATCCTCGGCCTGGTCACGTGGGAGAAGGCGAGCGTGGTCGAGACGGCGGACCGCGTCGAGGAGGAGTGGCGGCGAGACCCGACGGACATGGTGGTCGTGGACGACGACGGGGTGGGCGGCGGGGTGACGGACGTGCTCGCGTCGCGCGGCTGCCCGGTGCTACCGTTCCACAACGGCGGGCGGGCGGACGCGACGGAGCGCTACGCGAACGCGGCGACGGAGGCGTGGTGGGCGGTGCGGGAGCAGCTGGAGGGCGGGGTGCTGGCGATAGAAGAGGAGGACCCGGAGCTCACGCTCCAGCTGACCACGCGAGACTACGAGACGCTGCCGAACGGTCGGCTGCGACTGGAGCGAAAGGAAGACTACACCCGGCGCACCGGCCTGCCCTCGCCGGACCGGGCGGACGCGTTGGCCATGGCGTGCTGGGCGGTGGTCCGCGGCTGGCGCGGCGCGAGGGCAGCGTAGGAGGCGACTGACATGCTGCTCGCTGAGACCGCGGAACAGATGCTGCAGGTCCTCGGGAGCCGCGT